TTTTTTCATAGAGTAATAAATACGTGCGTTAACCGCAGACATTACTTTGAGTGTTCTTTCTAAGATAGCAAGTGTTGAGCCTACAGGAGAGTTAGCTGACATATCCGATACTTTCATATCAGAAGCACTAGCGAACCTTCGCCCTTCACTAACAATCTTATCCATTAATGTTGAAAGAACTTGGCTTGGTTCTTTATAAGGAAGTGGCATTAAGTTATCACGAATAGTCCCTGAAGGCGCATCAACGTCTCGCCATTCTGCTGGACCTATAGGAGTATCATCTCCTTTAATCCTAAGTCCTCTAGCTTTAAATCCGCCGGGCAGGTTAGAGAGTGTGCCAGCATCAACAAGTTGACGAAGAAGCATAGTTCCCGATTTAGCGAACCCCCCAACGAGATGTATTAAACCAAAACAGTAGAAACCAAATCCGGGTATATACCCATAGTGAACAAAGTGTTGTCTACGTGTTTTTAAATTATCTTCTTGTTTCCAATTACGGCGAATAGCTAGGATCTCAGTTGTACCTTTATCTATTGTTACAACATAAGGTAGAGCTATCCCTGTCTTCTCACCATCGTCTTCATCTTCGTATCCTTCCAGATCAAGCTCAACATTCATTTCTAGAATCTTATAGCGATCATCATTAGTCGCATCGAAACCCATCTGTTCAGCAATCTTTTTCTCTACTTCATCTAGATCGTAGCCAGGATCACCTAGCTCAATGTCACGATAAAAACCCATCTGTTGTAGGTTGTGTAGTTCTTGTTTAGTTTTTCGCATTACGTGAGTAACACGCTCTGCTGTTTCTAGATTAGATGCACCATAAGGCACAACCATATCTTCAGCTGTAACAAAAACAGATACTTGACGTTGTAATGCTGGATCATAATAAACTTTCTTAAACGCATTACCTGCAAGGCCAAGACCCCATAACATTCTTTCATGCTCTGGGCGATACTCAGGCATCTTATCCATGAGCTGATAGTTCATATTCTCTTGTACACGAGCAGCAGCTTCTAAACATTCTGGTGTTTCTTTGCCAATGATAGAAGTCTTAACAGGCCCTGCTGCAGGGAACGTCTCCATCATAGTTTCTGCTTGGAACTTAACGAGTGCTTCAGATAAGAGTGGGTGATATACAGCGCAAGCCCCTTCCCAAGGCTCACTTCTTTGTTCTATTTTAAGACCTAGTAATTCAAGACCATCAACATAAGTTTCTAGCCAATCTTTTCTTGAGTTAATATCATTAGAGAAATCACCAAGTAAATCTGAGGAAAGTTCTGCTAGGTATTGTTCCGGTAGTTCTTCTGCAAGGTTTGCTGAAAACTCTTCTTCAGGCATACGATCAGGATCAATGTTTATCTCCATATCACCAATCTTAATATTGACCTCTTCAGGATCTTCGATCTCTATTTCAATGGCGGTTTCTTGTTCGCCGAGTTCTTCCATCCCTTTGGGTGCTTCGTATAATCCTTTGTCAATATCAGCCATTAGTCTTTCCTTAGTTAATCTATTATTTTATTATTGCCTTGAAGGGGTTTATTAATTAGTTGTGCTAGTTTTGTTACATAGTCAGGGTGTTGCCCAAGGTTTAAATTAACTGGCGAACCTTCTCCGGGCTTCGAACCAAAATATTTACCTATAGATCTAAGTTTTTCATAATTACTTTCTTGAGACTTTATATCTGCAACTGCAACTTTAAGTTCTTCTAAGTCTTTTAAATCTTCAGCATTATTATAATTAAAGCGATCCGTAAGAATAATTTCGTTTTTATTATTAAGACTTACATTGGCCCCACCAATCGTAGTTCTTGCTTGAAAGTTAGGGTCTCTCATTTTTTGTACAAAAGTATCATTATCTCTATCATACAGTTGTGAACCATCTTTATAAACAGGATAGTCTTCATAATTAATAGATCCTTTTCCTTTGTCTAGAGCTGTTAACGCGGCTTCGCGTAAGACCATTAATTGTTCATCTGTAAAATTTTGGTTAGTTGTAGGCATATCACGAATATATTCTCCTGCCACACCTATAGGTCCTGGTAGTCTAGCCAGTTGATTTCCTAATATATCTGCAGTGAAGCTACGGGCATTTACGGGTATAAGTTTATTATATAAAGCTCTTAAACCTGTTGCACCTTTTGGTTGTTCCATTACTAAACCCTAATTATAATGCGTATAGTCTTTTGTGTGCTCGACCTCTGAAGATCTGTCTTTCTTCTTCTTCATCGTTTGGTAATCTAATAAATCCACCCTGCCTAAATCTAGCAAGCGCTAAAGTAGTGGAGTCTACCAAGTCATCGTTAGCCCCACTAGGAAAATCGTTACATTCTTCTATAACTTCATGTGCCCAGCGTCTATCAGGTGCCCAAACAACTCCACCATGAAATAAATCAGACACAGCATTCACCCTACTTATTTTATCTTGTCCTTTGCCCGGTGTAAACTCACCTACAGGAATGCCCATTCGCCTAAATTCTTGGTATAAAGCTGCACCATTAGACTTTTTCTCTACAATGAACGCATCAGGCTCCCATTCACGGTACTCTTCTAGGCACATTTGCTTTAATTCAGGGAACTCTAGTCGCTGTTTGATTGAATTTAGCAAAATAATGTTATGGTTGTTAACTTCCTCGTTATAAAACACGCCCCAAGTAGTTAATGCGTTGTAATCCGCCCTATTATTGGCTTCCTGCGCCGCATCTAACGTCATTATTATAAATTCACAGGGCGGTGGATCGTCTTGTTCCCATATATTCCACCATTCACGCTTAATTAGTGCCCCTTCTTCCGATACTGGGTTCTGCATATACTGCGCGTTCCAATATCTTATGTCAATCGAGGCTCTTCTAGACTGTAATTCCTTTATGGGCCAGAACTCTGGCCACAATGATACCTCTTCGCCCTGTTTATCTTCTAAAATCGCAGGGAACTCTACAACTTCCCAGTCATCTACGTCATCATTCTTAACCATTTGATTTATTATCTGCCCTGTCAGGTCTAATTTAGACCATCGAGTCATAACAACAATAATAGCGCCACCAGGCATAAGGCGCTGTAACGGACCAGACTGAAACCATTCCCATGCAGGGAGAAAAACATCAGACTTGCCAAGCTTTGCATCTTGTTCTGAGTGGGGATCGTCAATAATGAATAGGTCGGCACCCCTACCAGCCAAAGCGCCACCAACACCAATTGCAAAATACTCACCATTAAAGTTAGTACCCCAACGAGAAGCGGATTTGCTGTCTGCTTGAAGTGATACATTCGGGAATACGTCTTTGTACGGATCAGAACCAACCAAATTTCGAACCCTACGGCCGAAGTTAACAGCCAGATCTGCAGTGTGCGAAGCCATGATAATCTTTTTCGCAGGGTGTCTACCCAAAAACCACGCGGGAGCCAAGTATGATATAAGTTCTGACTTCCCGTGACGAGGTGCGATGTTAACAATAACCCTTTTTCTTTTACCTTCAGCAATTTCTTCAAACAACTTAGCCAATCTCGCATGGTGTGCTCCTATTTTATAATCAGGATAAACGTGTTTGATAAAATCTAGGAAGTTTGCTTTACCTTGTTCTTGCGTTACCTCTTTCTGATACTGTTGCAATAGAGTCAGACTTCTCTGCCGCTCTTTCTCTGGCATATCTGGTAGCGCATTTTGTAGTAGTTCTAGATCCTCAACACTAATCATCGTTTATTACTTCGTGTCTTCCGTTAATAACTTTGCTTTTTAGTGATTCTATTGTTTCTTTTAGTTCTTTCTCTAGCTCTTCACCACTCTTGGTAATGTGGGTAATCTCTGTTTTCTTTTTAAATGCATCAACGCCATCAATCTCACCTATCTTACTCCAAGCAGATATTCTTTCTCGTGATGTCTTAGCCATCGCTGCTTCTTGTAGGAGTCCGTTGACAACAGAAAGTTTAATATCGGCTAGGTCTTTAGCCACCATGTGACTGGTCTGTGATACTAGACCCGCAAGATAGGCAATGGTTTCATTGGGGTATTCACCGAACTCAGGTTTTAACTCTGGGTTAACCATCATTTCTTTTGCCAAACTTTCTGCGTGCTCCATGTTTTCTGTAGTGGGTTCTATGTTTTCGTCTGCTAAATCACTAACTAGTTTTATTGTCTGCGCTCGCATTGTGAGTTCTTCTTGCACAGGAATATCTGGTAACGCTTCTTTAGCATTTTTAGGGATAGGGATATCGTTTTCTACGTGAGGAACAATGGCCGCACAGATGCTTTCGTTAACATCTTCGAAATCTGATTCTTCTAGTTTGTGTTCTTGTTTTGACATGTGTCGCTGTTACACCTGGGGTTATTTGCAGCTGATGCTCGGAGTATAGGATTCTTTTATAGGTGTTGCAAGTGTTGCCTTGGTTTTGGTAAATTTTTGCGAAATATTTTTTTGGATTGCCTTTTGTAAACTTAGGGGGTGGGTTTTGGTATTTAGGGGGGTGGGGGTTGTTTAGCGGAATCTAGTAACCTAGAT